TTCATTCGGTTTAGGTTTAACTGAAAGAAGTAAGCAACAACTTGTTGATATATGCGGTCAAAGATTGGATTGTTTTGGTATATTGAATATGCCATCAATGAGATCTTTCAGAACTTCAAGTTCTCCATCATTTGTCGATTCAAATGGTGTGTTACAAACATCATATATTGCGGCTGGTGGTGATCCAGAAAGTAATCCAGCATTCCTTTACTCATTTGGTGATGGTGTTGGTGTATCATCTGTTGGTTACTTCACTCCTTACTTAACAGTGAATGACAATGGAAGACCTACAGAAGTTCCACCTTCCTCATTTGTTGCATTAACATACATGAGAAAGCAGAACTCAACTGTAACTTCTATTACACCTTGGACAATTGCGGCTGGTGTGACTAACGGTAGAATAACAAATATCGCGGGTCTTGAAATAGACTTTAGCACAACAGATATTGAAAATCTTAACCAAGCTCAAATGAATCCAATTGTATTCAAGAGAAACAGAGGTTATGTGATTGAAACTGAAAATACAGCTCAAACTCTTTATAAATCAGCTCTTTCTTACATTCACGTAAGAGAAGTATTGATTGAACTTGAAAGAGAATTATCAAGTATGTTATTAGATTTCCAATGGAAATACAATACACCTGAGATAAGATCAGAAATCAAGTTAAGAGCAGATGTTATTTGTGAGAAATATGTATCTAAGAATGGTTTATATAACTACTTCAACAAGTGTGATGCTGAAAATAACACTTCTGAAATTATCGATAATCAAATCGGTGTTCTTGATACTTATGTTGAGCCAATTAAGGGTATGGGTATAATTGTAAATAACATTACAATACTTAGAACCGGAGCAATTCAAGCGGGTGGTTTCATTACATCTTAATTTAAATATTACAGATTTTAAAAAAAAGAGGGATTTATTCCCTCTTTTTTATTAAACAGAGATAGGAGTATTTAATATATATGTTAAAAGGTATGTATTATGAATTTAGAAATATTTAAAAATCCAGATCCATCTGGTAGAATGTCAAAGGAATCTTTTCTTTTTAAAAATCATCGAGAGGAATATGACTACATAATAGAATTTTGTGGTATAAATAAAATATTTGATATTCCTTTCAAAGAAAAGGTTTATTTATGTTTGAATGGTATTAAGAGTGTTCAATTATGCAAAAATACAAATTGTAATAATAAAGTTAAGTTTAAAAACTCAACATTAGGATACAATGAATATTGTTCAAAGGGTTGTATATCATCTGATCCAAATATTAAAAGTATGAAAGAACAAAAATCTTTAGAAAGATTTGGAACAAAAACACCTGCTGAATCCAAAGAAATAAAAGAAAAAATAATCAAAACTAACAATGCTAAATATGGTGCAAATTCTGCAATGTGTTTAAAGGAAACACAAGAAAAATCTAAACAAACTTTACAAATAAATTATGGTGTAGATAATCCTGTAAAATCAAAAGAACTTTTAAATAAAAGGATAGAATCATTTAAATTGAGTGACTATAAAGAGTCGTATAAAAAGAAATCATTAGAAAAATATGGTGTGGATCATCCTTGGATGAATCCTGAAATTCATAAAAAAACAATTGATTTCTTCTATTCAGGTTATAAATTGAGAATAGAACGTAAAATAGATTCGGATAAATATAAATTTATAGAATTTAAGAAGGGGATATCAACAAGTTTATTATTTTATTGTAATGAATGTAACAAAAATTTTGATATATTAACATATCAATTTTATTATAGAACAAATAGTGGGATTAGTATTTGTACAAATTGTTTTCCAATATCCGAAAACGCGTCTATATCACAGATTGAACTATACAATTTTATTACAAAAAATTATGATGGTGAAGTTATATTGGATTGTAAGAATATAATAAAACCTTATGAAGTAGATATTTATCTACCAAAACTAAAACTTGGATTTGAATTTAATGGAGTTTGGTGGCATTCTGAGAAATTTAAGCAAGAAAACTATCATTTAAAAAAGTATGAGGTGTCAAATATAAATGGAATACATTTAGTAACAATATGGGAAGATGATTGGGTAACAAAGAGAGAGATATGTGAATCTTTTATTCTAAACAAGTTGGATAAAACTCAGAATAGAATATTTGCAAGAAAATGCGGAATAAAAGAAATATCCTACAATGATTCAAAGAAATTTTTAGATGAAAACCACTTACAGGGTGATTGTAAGTCATCGATAAGAGTTGGATTATTTAATAATGATGAATTAGTTAGTTTGATGACATTTTCTAAATTGCGCTTGCCATTACAAAGACAGGAGAAGAATAGGAAAAAAGAAAGTCATTATGAATTGACTAGATTTTGTAATAAAATAAATACAAATGTGGTTGGTGGTGCTTCTAAATTAATTAAATATTTTACTGATAAATATTTACCTATTCAGATAGAAACATATTCTGATAATTTAATTTCAAATGGTAATCTATATGAAGTATTGGGGTTTGAATATTCACATACATCTAAGCCTGGTTATTGGTATGTAATTGATGGTATAAGACATCATAGATTTAATTGGAGAAAACAAAAGTTAATTAAGATGGGGTGTGATAAAAATAAAACTGAGGAGGAGATAATGAGTGAGCTTGGATATTATAGAATATATAATGCTGGTAATAAAAAATGGATTTGGAAAGTGTAAAAAAGTCATTTTTTTTTTATTAATATATAAATAAAAAATAAATAATTATTATGAAACATATTAAAAAGTTTAATGAAAGTTGGGTAGATTCAGTGAAAGATTTTGGTCGTGAAAAACTTGGAATAGGTCAAGACAAGTTTGAAGCTGAACTATCATCAAAAATGATAAAAATAGTTGAAATTTGTGAAAACGACGGGTATAGACTATTTAATGGTCATGATGTTTGGTTGTACAAATTTCCTCAATCTTCTGAAAAAAATAAAAAAAATATAGCTCTTTATCCTGATTATCGTAAAGGAATTCTTAGAATCGAATGGATACCTGTAACTGAATTAATATTCACTCTAAATTTGAAAGATGATGATGTTGAGTCTTTGGCTAATCAAATAATGAGAGTTTTAGACGATCCGGAACGTGCAGGTTGGCCTGCGGAGAGATAAATTTCTCATTAAATAAAATAAAAAACCCAGACATTTCTATCTGGGTTTTTTATTTTATTTAAATTTACTTGACATGTTACTCATATCTCTCATATATGAACCAGGATTAAAGTTAGGCATTGATCCTTGTTGTTTTTCTTCTTCTTTTTTCTTATGTTTTTCCTCTTCTTCTGTTAGTTCATTTATAATACTAATATTTTCTTCTAACATCCAGAATGGCCATTCATCGATAGACATTTCATTAACATGATAATGTTTTTGAAGAAGTAACTTATTCTTTAATAAATGCCTCAAAGGCATCATGAACAATGAAAACACCTGACGCTCCGTTGGGAAACGTCATATCAGTGTGGACCTCCACTCCACACGAGCTACAAGGTTTTGCAAGTTCTTTAACTCCAAAAGTCATTTTACTAACAGCAGCATTCAAAAATTGAAATGAAATATCATCTATATTTTCAAATTCTGCAAGTTTAGATTTGATACCTTCATATGTTATAGAGTTTCTTCCATTTAACATGAATGGAATGATTTTTAAGAATGCTAGATTTTGTGGTCTTTTATCATTATTTTCTTTAATGATAAAGTCCGCAAAAGCTTTTTGTAATCCAATATTTGGTGGAGTTAATTCATATTCTTTATTATTTACAGTATTAAAGACAAAAGCGCTTTTACCTTTATCATAAAATCTATTAAGTTTCTCATCGATTTGATGAAATCTGAAATTTTTTCTTACCAATTCAACTGAATTATCAGTTCCACAAGAACATCTAACATTAACTGCAAGAGCATTTCCTTGTTGGAATGTTAATTCTCTGATTACAAATATTAAATAAAGTCTGTCTTGATCTTTAACATCAAGATATGTTCCCGTTCTTCCATCACTGTATTTTACTCTAACACAAGCTTGTAACATATCATTCATTTTTTCTACTATATCATAAAAGTTATTATCATCAACCATTGAATATGATTGTATTTCTTTAACTTGTGCAGCTCTAATCATAAGAGTAGTTCCTTGAGGGTAAAATTTGCCACAAGGTAGTTCTTTTATATCAAAAGACATAAATTGTAGATCTGATGTTCTTGTTGCACTAGGTGTTGTCATAACATCAAATATATTTTGATTTGGGTTTGTTTTTTTATCGGAAGATTCTAAGTCTTCGATGTGTTTTTTAAGATAGTCTTCTTCGGAAAGATTATGTTTAGACATATTAAATAGTTAATTTTTGTAGTTTATATATACTTATACTAATCTTTCCTTGTTCTGTTTCAAAGGTGAGAGGATATTATCTATATTTTTAAAATCAAAATATGGTATTCTAATTAACTCTATATTATTACTTTCACAATACTCATTTTTAATTCTATCATTCTCTCTCATATATTCTAAATTTCCTTCTCCAAAATATTTATTTTCAATAAAATGATGTTCACCATCATATTCTATACATAATTTTAATTCTGGAAGATAAAAATCAAATCTTAAACTTTTTGTCCTTTTACAATCTTCAAATTCATAATTACGATGAAATTCTAAATTAAGATTTTCCAAAAATGATTTTATCTTATCCTCACCTCTTGAAGTT